CAGGATTGATAAGCTCGTCGCCAAGCAGCGCGAAGCCGAAGAAAAGGCCCAAGCTGCCAGCGCCGAACTGGAGCAACTACGCACCGCCAAGGCGGACCTAGAAGCCCAGCTCAACCAGACCTCCCGCCCCGTTCTCTCACCCTCGGCCGACAACCCGTTGGCCGACGTGGACAGTGACGAGGCCCTTCAACAGCGCATCCAGAATGCCCAAGCGGTTCGCCGGTGGGCACTTCAGAATACGGACGGCACCACGATCAAGCAGCCCGATGGCTCTGAGAAGTTCATCGAGGCAGCGGAGGTTAAGGACTACTTGGTCAAGGCTGACGACATCCTGACCATCCACGTTCCTGCTCGTAAAGAATGGTTGGCCCAGCGTGAGCCGGCGGTGCAAGCCGCCAAGAGCATGTTCCCCGATATCTTCAAGGAGGGCAGCGCGCTCAACCAAGCCTACAAGGCCACGATCAAGCAGGCCCCCGATCTCCTCAAGATCCCCCAGCACGAATACTGGATCGGCCTCGCCCTCTACGGCGAGCAAGCCCTCATGGCCAAGCAGCAGACCGAAGCTGCCAAAGACAAGGCCAAGAAAACTGTGTCCGCGAAGAAAGAGAAAACCGTCACACCCGTCCAGCCCGTTAGCGCGCCCCGCTCTGCCACAACAAAGGGCAGCCCTACGGCTGCGAAAAAGCGGTTCTTCAAATCAAGCGGTTCCATGACGGACATCGAGAACTTGGTGGGAGAGCTGATCGGATAAACCCAATCACTTAGAAAACTTAAATACAATGTCTCAAGGTCTTGTTCACCCCGCTCCAGCGGGCTTGCGCGAGGACTTGGCTGACGTGATCTCGGTCATCGACCAGAAGAACACGCCCGTCACTTCCCGCATCAAAGCCGGCTCGGATCTCACCAATGGCTCTGTCTTCTCTTGGCAGGCCGACAGCTATAACGACCCGTCCTTCGACGGTGTTCTCACCAACGCCGACGTTACCTCGTTCGACGATCCCGCCAAAAACCGCGTCCTCCTTTCCGGCCGCGCCCAGAAGTTCCGCCGTTCCATCAAAGTCGATGACTTTGCCCAGAACGTGGACAACATCGCTGGCGTTGGCAAGAAGAAGGAAATGGCTCGCGGCGTTTCCCGCGCCCTCATCGAACTGAAGCGCGACATGGAAAGCGCCTTCTGCTCCAGCAACGATTCGCAAGAGCAGAGCGGCACCAACCCGTATAAAACTCGCGGCCTCGGTTCGTGGATCTCCAACTCGGCTCAGACCGACCTGCCCGTCCCTGCGTCGTTCCGCACGCCGTCCGCTTCGATCAACACGACTGCTACCGCCTCTCTCACCGAGAGCGATGTCGCCGCCGTTCTTCAGAGCGTCTACGAGCAGACCGGCACCATCGACACGATGGATCTGGTCACTGGCCCGAACCTCAAGAAGCGCTTCAGCGAGTTCACCCGCTACTCCAGCGGCAGCAACACCGCTCTGAGCACCCGTCAATACACCGCCTCGCTCAATGACCGCACGGTCATCAGCACGGTGGACACCTACATCGGCGACTTCGGCACAATTAATTTGGTGCCGACCTTGTTCAATGCGAAGGACGCAGCCGCTGCCGTTCAGTCGGCCCGTGGCTACCTCCTCAATATGGACATGCTTGAAGTGCGCTATGGTCGCCGCCCCCGCTTCCAAGAGCTGGAAGACCAAGGTGGTGGACCGCGTGGCCTCGTTGATGCCATTGCCGCGCTGGTGTGCTGGAACCCGAAGGGCCTCGGCGAGTTCTCCGCGACTTCCTAGTAGCAACCTCAATTAAGGAATAACAAAACTATGAAGCTATACGAACTGCCCGCCGAAACTAAAGCCGCCACTGGCTTTACCCACAAGGCGATCATCGACCACACGGACCTCACGCAAGCGACCGACAACACGGCGCAAGACGTGAAGATCCTCACCGTCCCGGCTAAAAGCGTTGTCACTAGCGTGGCGATGCACCTGACGACTCCGTTCCAAAAGACCGGAACGTCGGCCTACAACACGAACGCGCTCATCATCGGTGACAGCGGCGACACGGATCGCTGGCTGGCTTCCACCGAAGTGAACGTGAACGGCACCGAGATTCTGGCCAAAGCACAGCCCTCGACCGTCCCCGCCGCCTACGTCACGGCCACGGACATCAACGCGAACTTCGCGTCGATGGCCAGCTATGACCTCGCGGAGTTGGATGCCGGCGAAGTTGAAGTCTTCTTCAGCCTCGTCTCGCTCGCGGATTACTAAGCCGTCTTAACACTCTGTCGTCCGCTGCAAGGCGGACGGCAGCAGTTAGGATGTCAGACAATCTATGGTCAGAACTTGTCCTCGATCTCGGGGATGAGATGGCCGACGCGGTCAAGCAAGAGCTGATTGCCGGTTGGAACGCCGATGCTGTTCTTGCCGCCACTCGCCAGCGCCAGATCGCCGAAGCCAGTGCGCGCATAGAGCAATGCGCCATCGAAGGCATCGGCCAGAAGGATATGTCCATAGACGCTGACGCTTATTGGTCTTGGGAAGCAGCCGAGCCGGGATGTTGGAAGGACAAAGCCTTCCGCGACTGGTTTAAGAAAAAGAACCCCGAGACTGTTGTGCCTTATACCCCCCGCAAAACCACTGTCCTCATCTAATGATTAAAGCACCCAAGCCAGAGGACATCACGGCGATGCTCTACGAGATCGACCAAGCGGACGCCGATGGTTCTTCTTATGTTCAGCGCAAACTGCGCAACTGGAACACGCGATTCTGCATCTGGCCGGGGCAAAGCGAGGACGGACGCAAATGGGAAGGCGCACAAGGTCGCAAGCCTTGGCCATGGAGCGGGTCAAGCGATGTAAAAATTCGACTCGCGGACAACCTGATCTCGGACAACTGCGCAATCTTGGCCAACGCCTTCTTCAAAAGCCGAGTGCAAGTCCAGCCGGTGGAGTCCATGGATGCGGACAAGCGAGCCGCCGCCGAAGCCGTGATGAAGTGGCTTATGTTCCAGCACTGTCTGGATGACCTTCGCCGCGAAGTAAAGCTCGCCGCCCAGTTCCGCGAGACCTACGGGCTGGCGGTTATGGCCGTTGACTGGGTGCAGAACACCCGCACCGAGATCAAGTCTTTCAGCATCGAAGACGCGCAGATGATGTTGGAGCAGTCGCAAGACCCCAACCTCGCTGCCCTTTTGGAAGTGGTCATGGACCCGCTGCAAGAGGAGACGGCCGCAGAACTCTTGGGGCAGATTATCCCTGAGTTGGGCAAGGTGTCCAAAGTCCGCGAGTTCCGCGACAAGGGCCTTGTCCAGTGGGAGGAACCTTATGTCTTTGAGAGCAAGCCGGTGTGGACCGCGCTTGAAGCATGGGAGGATGTCATCTTCCCCATTCAGACCTTCAGCCTTCAGCGCGCCGCGTTCGTTGCCCGCAGAGAATTGCTCACAGAAGTGGAGTTGCGCGAGCGCGGCGCAGTCGAGGGCTGGGACGAGGAATGGATCGAGGCCGCCTCGCAGCACAAGGGCCAGCTCAAGCGCATCTCGCTCAACATCCACCGCACCGATCAGTTCCTCTACGAGCAACTGCGTGACATGTGCGAAATATGGCACGTCTACCGCAAGGAGAACGACCCCAAGACCAACGCCATCCGCGTAACCCGCTCCGTGGTTAGCTACCATGTCACCGACAAGGTCGCCGTGCATGAGCTGCTGCCCTACGCCCACGGACAATATCCCTTCATCGAACTCCCCCGCGAGCGCGCCACCCGCCCTCTGCTAGAGAGCCGTGGCATCCCTGAGTTGGTGCAGACTGCGCAGGAGGAAATCAAGATCCAGCGCGACTTCCGCTCCGACAGGGCGAGCATCAGCATCCTCCCGCCCGTCAAGGTGCCGGCCAACCGGGGCAAGTTTGACCTAGTCCTCGGCCCCGGCATGCAGATCCCCGAGAGGCGCCCCGGCGAGATCGAGTGGATGAATCCCCCTCGCCCCGACATGGGCAGCATCGAGGTAGAAGCTGCCACCCGTGCGGACGTGGACAATTACTTCGGCCGCATCAGCGATGCCGTCCCGCAGCAGCGCTACATGCTCCACACGCAGGAGCTAATCGACTCTTGGCTCATAGATATGAAGCTCTGCATCGCGCAGACCATGGCGCTGGCGCAACAGTATATGACTCCCGAGGAGGTCGCGCGCATCACCGGCAATGCCCAGTTGGCATTCAACGCATCGCCCCAAGACATCCGGGGCCGCTTCGACATTACCGCTGAGTTTGACGCGCGCCTCCTCGACAACGAA